TCCCCGTCCAGCTTCTTGCCGCCTGCCTCGATCTGCTGGCGCTCAAGCTCCTGCAGCTCGTCGTCGGCTTCCTTGAAGGCTTCCTCGTCGGCGTTCTTCACGGCCTCGCTGCGCTTGTCGAGGATCTCGCGCTTGGCCTTTTCATAGCCCTGCTTGCCGGCGGACTTGACCCGCTCGTGGAGGGTCGTGGTGAGCGACGTGAGGTCGTTGACCTGTTCCTTCAGGCCACCGATCTCGCCGCGGGAAGCATCAAGATCCTGTCCGAGCGTCCGCAAACGCTCGCGCAGGATCGGGACACTCTCCTCGGTCTGGGCCAACCACTCGCGGGCGGAAAGGAACTTCTTCGGCCTCTTGGCCTTGGGGTCGGTCCATTCCGATTCCGGCCGCCAGCCGAGCTTGCGGGCTCGGGCCTCGACCTCAGCGTCGCTCGCCTCGCTGCCCTCTTCGTCAAGGTCCTCTTCCCGGTCAGTGCCGGTGTCGGGATCCTCGTCGAGCAGGGTGTCGTCGTCGTCCTGGTCCGGTCCGGTGCCGGGCCGATTGTCTGTCGCCATCGATGGGCTTCCTGTTGATGGATGTGGTCGATGAGACGCCTGATCAGGCGTCGAGGACGGAGATGACGCATTTGTCGGTCATCATCCGGTAAAGCTGGCCGTCGGCGCCGAGGATTTCCTGCCCGGCGTAGCGTTCGAAGTCGACGCGATCGCCGACCTTCGGGGCATAACCCTCGAAAGGCCGGGTCCGGTCGGCAGTCCATTTCCAGGAGCCGTCGCCGATCGCCGCGATGATGCCGGTCTCGGCCGCCATGGTCTGGCGGGACTTCACCGAGTCCGGGATGAGAATGCTGCCGGTCTTTTCGGCGGCGACATCGGGCAGGATCAGGACGTAGTCGCCAAACGGGCGGCGCCCCGACGTGTTCTCACCCGTCCATGGCGCGGCTTCATATGTCGCCTGCGCCGTCTTCAGCATCCTCGCTTCCATCTGTGTCCTCTTCCGGTGATGGGGTCTCGTCGACGTAGAAATCGGCCATGTGGACGAACTCGATGGTTCGCATTTCCTTGACCGCGGCGATGCGGCCGAGGACGTTCTCCTCGAGCATCACGTTGATCGGCTGGCCGGGCGGCTTAGATTCCAGCCGGGCTTGGAGCGCCTGCCGCTGCGCCTCCTCCCAATGCTCCAGAAACAGGAGGAATGCCCGGGTTGCCGGGTGGCGGCGCCATTCGCGGAACTGGTCCTCCGCTACTCCGTGGACTTCCCTCGGCGGGGGCGCCTTCTCCTTCGACGTCATCGTCCAGGGCCTCGATCTGTGTGCGGAGGAGGTCGAGCTGGGCGGTTGCCCAGCTGGTCTGCACGTTCATGTCGGTGGCGCCGGCCTCGGCCAGCGACTTGACGGCGCTCGCGTAGTACGAGACCGCCTGCGCCTTGCCGACCAGGCGCTTGGTCATGGCGTCGATTTCTTTCACCTTGATCTCGGCCGCCTTCAGCAGGGCGGCTGGATTAGGCGGCGGCGCCGGCTTCAGGATGCGGTCGATGTCGCTGATCTTGGCCGCCTGAAAGACGCGCCGGCGGATTTCGAGGCCATCGCAGAGCGGGTCGTCCTTCCACTCCTTGAGCAGTTCGGCCCGGCCGAGCATCTGCATGTCGGTCGCCATCGACGGGTCGCTGATCGGCTCGACGCCGGCTCCGGCCAGATAGTCGGCCCGGGTGATGTCCCTCCACTCCTCGCCGCGCCGATAGGAGGTCTGCTGCTCAAGGAAGATGCGGTTCAGCCGGTAGAGCTTGTCGAACTCGCTTTTCAGCGACTTGTGGATGCGCTTGTAGATCGACGTGATGACCTTCATGCCCTGCTCGATGCGGGCAAGAGTCGTCGTCGCCGGTTCGTTGGCGTTGGTTTGCTCGCCGGTCAGCACTTCGTTGACCGAGGCGAGCTTGTTGCCGGCCTCGATCAGCATGCCGAGAAGGTTGAAGAGAACCGCCGACGGGCCCGCCCATTGGAGCGGCACGATGGCGTCGCGGATCGACTGGCCGAGGGCGTTGACGACCTTCCATTCGCCGAGCTTGAACTTCAGCGGGCCGGAGTGCATCGACAGCGACTTGCCGATGAAGCCGCCGCCGGTGTTCTGCAGGTGGCCGGCGTCGAACAGCATGTTCAACGATGTGTTGATCGACTCGTTGAGGTGCTTCAGGTAGTGGCCGAAGCCGACGCCGTAGATGCCGCCGTCCGGGTTCTTCAGGAAATCGAACTTCGTGTAGTAGTGGACCGGCTGGATCTTGGCGACGACATGGCCGCCGTTCTCGCCGCGCTGAAGCATGACGCCGTCGGCCTCGAAGCGCGCCATGATGCGCGCCACCTGGCCCGTCGCCTTGTGGATGGTGACGATATACGGCTCCTCATAGCCGTCCTCGTCGAGATCGATGCGGCGGTGCTGCTCGATGAACTCGATCGGCGCCGAGCGGTCGTTGCTCGCATCCGGCATGTAGTCGACATCGCGGAAAAGGCCGCCGCGGCGCATTTCCTCGATCTCGTAGGGGTAGAACTTGACGACTTCCGAGATGCGCGGGGCGGTCTCCAGCGACTTCGCCCAATAGTTGATGACGACGTTCTCGGCGCTGGCGCGGACCGAGACGTTCCGCTTGTCGGTGGTGTCGAAGTAGGTCTTGCGAAACTCGCACCCGACGATCGGCAACACCGTCAGGAGGCGGTCGGTTTCGTCTTCCCACTCGGGCTGCTCTTCGAGGAGCTGCCACGACATATGCTCGGCGATGCGGTCGGCGCGCCGGCGCTTCTCGCCTGGCTGCACCTTCCACTCGACCTGCCCGTCGGCCCCGGTCGCCGGGGTGACGGTGCCCATGGCGTCGTAAGTGACGGCCGGGATGCCGTCATCCTTGCCGACGACGACGCCCTTGACCACGTCGGGGCTGGCCATGATCGCGGGATAGGCCCTCGCCGTGAACTGCATCGCCGCGATGCCGATGAGCGGGTAGACGAGGTTCGAGGCGCCGACCCATGGGGTTGTCTTCTCCTGGACGACCTGCTGGGCGAGGTCCATCGCCGCCTTGGCTTTCTCCAGCCAGGGCGCGCGGCTCTCCTCGTCGATCTGGAACTCTTCGATGACGCGAAGGCCGATCGGGCCAATATGGTCGTAGCCGCCCTCCTCGGCTTCGAGATCGTCGCAGATGTTGAGCGTCTTGCTGGTGTCGGCCCACCGCAGGAGCCGGTCGAGCTTCTTCTGGTCGAGGATCCGGGGATCGGTCGCCTGGTCCTCGCCCATTTCCTCTTCGGCGTCGGCGATCGCGGACGCGATTCCACCCTCCGCCGGCCTTTCCATCAGGTCGTCGGCGGGATCGTAAGCGGCCATAGAATTAGCCCACTTCCAGCAGCGTTTCGTGTGTAACGATGAGACGCGGGAATGGCCGGAACCGATAGACGAAGGAATTGAGGTCATCCTGCCAAAGAGTGCAGGACGGAATGGCGCGGATGATCGCGCGGAGAATGTAGCCCCCCGGCCCAGGGACGGGCGCGTATCCCGCCGCCTGTCCGCCGCGTATCGGCAGCGTTAGAGCCAAGGGGTTTCTCGCTGTTCTGAACCACCGCGACCAGAGACGCAGCGAGCCCGAGACATACGATGGAGTGGTCTTCCAGCCAGCCAGGTGAAGCAAAAGCGGGGAGCGGATGGTGATGATCATTTCGGCGTCACCGCACAGCGGCCGTGGCTGTACCAGCCGGGCGGCCGCATCGAGAACGCCTTGTCGGCGGCAAGCTGGGAGAAAGTCGGCTTGATCCAGAGAAGCGTTCCCTTGGTGTCGAGGCCGAAAAGAGCGTTGAACTGGTCGTACCAATGGTCGATTGCCTGTTCGAGCCGATCGAACGGTCCACCCTTGATGGTCTGGTAGACCGCGCCGGGCTGGCCGCTGCGGATCGTAAACCGGGCTTCGAGGTTGGCGATGAGCTGCTCGCGGGTCACTGCGCTGCCGCCTTGGCCGCCGACCTGAAGGGGAGGATCTCGGCCTGGTCGATCACGTCCGGCTTTTCGGCGTCGCCATCTTCCTGGAGGACGATGAATCGAACGATGCCGGTGACGTATCGGTCGCCGGTCTCGTAGTCCCGCTCCTCGGTTGCTTCCGGCTCCGACCGCACGATGGTCTTCTTGCCGGCCGACAGGTTGTCGAGGAGCGCCTGACCGAATGCCTTCACGGTGTCGACGTCGGTTCCACGCAGGCGCCCGTAGACGATGACGCTGCCGTCGCCACGGAGCGACATCGACACGTCGGCATGGGCGGTGGATACGCTGACATCGGTCATGGAGATGTCTGTCATGGTCCGCCCTCGGCTTCAGGCCAGCTGGCATCAGTGACGCCGGCGTCGAGCCCGTTCCCGGGGGCGGCGTGGCAAAATGCAAGGCGGGAGTAGACCGAATACCCGGTCCTCTGATTGCCGGTCAGGGATGGCCGAGTGCGCCAGTTGAGTACGCCGGTGACGCGCTCATCGCCGTCTTCCCACCCAAACATGCGCGTCCTGTCGATCCATTGGTCGACGGCCTCGGCGACTGTCGGGTACGAGCGGCCGCCGTCTCCCTCGCCGGTAAATCCGCTGCTTCTCAGCGTGTCATAAAGTTCGCCGGTCTCGGCGACAGGACCGAATATCCCATCCCTCCCGGAGAAGACCTTGTCGAGCAAGGCGACGTGGTCGATGAGCCGCTGCGATTGCGGCGCGTCATCGGCCTGTGGTGTCTCGTCCTGGCTGAGGACCGAGGCGGCGAGCGACCGGACCTCTTCGCGGGTCGGCGAGTAGCCCCCAAGGACCCGGGCGGCCAGCGACGACATCTCGGCGGAGGATTGTTTGCTCGTCATGCGGCGCCTCCGAAGAAGGGGCTCTGCGGATCGTCGTTGTCGCCGATCTCCATGAGCCGCTTTTTTGCCAGTTCGAGCATCCAAAGGGCCTCGGGGCCGTTGGCGAAGGAGAACGACGTGAACAGATCTCCCTCGGCGTCGTAGCCGATGACAAAAACGTCTGAGAGGCCGGCGTTAACCGCGCCCTGCAGGATGCGTTCGACCGGGATGTCGAGCTTGGTGATGACGTTGGCCTCGACAACATTGGACGGCTCTGCAGGCGGGGCGGGCGCCGGCGTCTCGGCAGGTCCGGGCGCGTCCAACGGCACAAGGCGAAGGTGCGGACGGCGCTCCTCGTCCTCGATCGGCCCGAATACCTCGGCGTGCGGCCTGCCCCAGCCGAGCCAAAGCGCCTTCAAGAGGTAGTTGCCGACGTGCTGGCTCTGCTCCTCTGTGATGCCCGGCAGGCGCTCGCGCAATTCGCTGACCAGCGCCCGAAGCGCGTTGAACTCGCTGGCCTCGTCTTGGATGTGGCCGAGGATCGCCTGCTGCTTATCCGCCGGCAGGGCGGCAAAGGCGGCGTCCTCCTGCTCTTCCCGGGTCATTTGCGCCTCCGCCTTCGCTTGTCCTCGTGGTGGCGGTCGCGGACGACGCCGTTTGCCTCACGGACGGCGAGACCCTTGTTGCCGGTGCGTTCAAGCGTCGAGTTGGCTACGTCAGCCCAGAGCTTCTGCCTCTTCGGCGCGGTTGCCTTCCGGGTGTGCCGGAGGGCGTTTTCAGGCGACCAGGGCATCGGCAAGCGGTCGGCGCGGGATGCCGTTCACCATGTCCGAGCGGAGACAGGCGATGCCCTTTTCGCTCGTGACCGTGGCTTCGACAACAAAGCCACGCTCGGCCCAATACGCGCGGATGGCGCTGGCGCGCCGCTCGGCCGCATCGAGGGAGCCGGGATTTTCGATGAACACGTAACTTTTCTCCGTCTCGTTTGAGAGTGCCGGGCTTGGGCCGCTTAAGGTGGTTTTCATGATGGCCGAAGGCCAAAGACCCGCCCCACCCAATGCCAGAGGCCCCGTTTTTCCGAGCGTGCCCGACGTGCGCCCTCGGTGAAGACGGGCGGGCCTATTTCAATTCGTGACGTGCGGCGCCCACTCGCCGCATGCCGGCCAGTGGATGAATACCTTCGGATAGCTTGTCCATGTCGCGATCGCCGTCTTGCCACCGGCCTGCTGGATGAGCGGTGCGCATATCGGCGGGAAGCGGGTGCAGTTCCGCGCCGCGTTGGCGGCGAGGTTGACGCCTTCGACCTTCATGTGGCGGCAACCGGAACACGTCTTGCCGATCTGCTCGGCGGCAGGCTTGGCCTCTTCGTTCATTGGATGGGGGTCTTCCGTTCGATGGCGGGAGACAGTCAGTAGCCCGTGGCGCTCCCGAATCCTCGGGCGGCATATTCATCGAAGCCGTCGTTGTCGCTGGCGTTGCGGTTCTCGCTCTTGGCAATCTCCGCGCCGTAGAGCATCAGCCCGGCCGTCGCCCGGATCAGATGGTCGCCCTCCTCGGCCTTCTTGCCTTCCAGGTTGGTGCGGTAGCGCCGATAGCCGGCCAGCCACGGCTGCATCGTGTTAAAAACCTTCAGCCGACCGGTGGCGATGCGCTCCAGCATCATCTCGACGCCGGCGTCGATGTTGCCTTCGTAGGTCGACAGCTCCAGCCCCGCCTCGACCATCCGCTCGGCGATCTTCAGGCCCTCTTGCTCGTCGCGCTTGCGGTCCTTCGGGTCGAAGAGGCCCGGCAGCCACTTGCCGCGCTTCTTCATCGCCTCGACGTGGACCGGGATCGGCTGGCGGAGCTGGTCGAACTCGGCCGTCAGGTAGATCACGTCGGCCCGGGGATCCCGCGCCATGTAGACCGCGGCGAAGCGCTCCGGGTCGAGGACCATGGCGAAGGCCTGCGGCCAGTGACCCGCGATCTTCAGCGGCTCGACGACCATTTCCTGTTCTTTGCCGGCGAACACGTTCTTTCCGATCAGTCTGGCGAAGGCGCGGCTTGCCGCGTCGATCTGGTCCTTGAGCTTGGCGCCCGGGAAATTGACCGCCTCGTCGATGAAGGCCTCGTTCCAGTCGCCGACGACGATGTCGACGTTGCCGGCCTCGCACTGGTTGGCGAAGGGCTCGGCCCTGGTAATCTTGTCTCCGCTCTCCCGGCTGGCCTTGACCATGTAGCCGGCGAGCATCAGCACCATGTCGGCGGCTTGCGCCTTGCCGGCCTGGGCGGGGTCCTGCGGCAGGTCGATCTCGACGTGTTCGCCGTCCGTCACTGCGGTCTGCTTGATGACCTTGCGGACGCCCTGCCCGTCGGACCGGACGCGAAGCGCGTGCCCGATGACGAAGCGGCCGGTCGATGAAACCCGGCCGAGCTTGACGCCGGCGGTGTAGGCCGGCTCCTGCCCGGCCTGCTCTTTCGACGAGGCCAGGTCCCAACCCCGCACCCAGGCCGTATCGACCGGGGCGATCGGGATCGGGTTGAACCACTCCCGTTGGAACAGGCCGCCCTCGCGAAGGGTCGGCCTTTGCTGAAACTGGCCGGCGATCGCGTAGACGCCCATCGGCACCTTGTCGCGCTCGACGGTCTCGCGCGGGAAGCGCTCGGGAAAGAGCAGCTCGCCGGCATAGGTGCGCGGGTCCTGAAGATGCTTGCCGTCCGGTCCGGTCAGGGGCGAGACACAGCGCCTGTCCGGTTCGAACTCCATGGGCAGCATGACGTGCACGTAGCGCAGCCCCATCGAGAGTGCGACGCCGGATACGTCGCCGACGCCGAGGCGCTGCATGATGCCCATGATCGCCGACTTGACCGGATCGTTGAGCCGGAGCGGCACCGATTCGCGGAAGGTGCGGATCGTCGTCTCAAGCTCTGCGTCCGACTCCGCGCTGGTCGTAGAGTGCGGGTCGTCGATGATAAGCCGGTCGCCGCGCCCGCCCGTCAGGTTCTTGAAGGCGAGCGCCTCCCGCCATCCGCCGTAGTGGTTCTCGAAGCTGTCGTCGGCCTTGCGGACCATCCGCATCGGCCAGCGCTCCTGGAACCAGTCCGACATGACGAGGTTCCGCATCTTGCGGGCGTCGCGGGTGGCGAGATCGTCCTTCGAGTAGCTGGTCGACAGGTAGCGGAGCGTGGCGAGGCCGGCCGGCCCCCATTCCCATGCCGGCCAGAAGACCGAGGAGAGCAGGGATTTCATCGTGTTCTTTACGGCGATGCCGGAACACACGAACGAACCGTCCTCCTCAACCGTCAAGCACAGGCATCGGGCCTCGGCTTGCTCCTCGATTGCGACGATCAGGTCGCCCCAAAGGTCGCGGGAGAACCCCCGTCGACATTGCTCAGCAAGGGCCCGCTTACGGCTGCAAAGGCCAGGCAGGTCTGCGAAGAGCGCGGTCGCGGCTTCCTGCTGCACCTCGACGCTGAATGATCGGTACGTGCCGCCCGGCTGGGCGGACGTGTCGAGCGGTCTGGCCTTGCGGCGCAGTCTTGCCTCGATGCCGAGCAAGCCCAGGGCGTAAACCAGATCGCCCGCCAGCCCTTCGCTGACGGTGGTCCCATAAGCGCGGTATCGGGACCTCCGCTCGCGGGTTGGTCGTACGTCGAACCCGCCATCGCAGGTCCAATAAGCCCCAATGAACGACGCGATGGTCAGGCGATCAGCGTTCATGACCGCGGGCGGGATTCGCTTGGTGTATGAACTCGCCCCAAAGAGCCCATGAGTTTTCAGGAACGCTCGAACGGAGGCGCCGCCGCTGAGACGAACGTGCCAGTGTGTCGGTCGCTGTGTTTCAGCGGTATCAAAGCCGGCCGCGGCCGCACAGCGCCGGAAATCGTCGATTACTTCCGGGTCGGCGTTGGTGACCCCCGGTGTCCCAATCGTGAGACTGCCATCACCAACCAGGTAACCGAGCAACCGCGCTACCTCGTCCGGCAAAGACGCGGCCCCGGGCCGATCCTCCTGACGATTCACAATGGCCAGTGCATCGCCAATTCGAAGGTCCGCCGCCTCAACCCACCCGCGAGGCGTTAGGTATGGATGTGTCGGGGCGGCGTGCGTGACCCTGCCGGAGTGAGTGACGATGCTTAGGATCGGCAACACGCCCTGATCGTGTACGCCGATCACTTCGCGATACCGGCCGCGATGCGTGAGGACGCGGTCCCCGGCCTTCACGTCGGCCAACGCAACAACGCCGCGGGCCGTCTCGACCAACGAGTCAGCCCGCATTGGCCCCGGCGGCACGTTGATGAGCAGTCGGTTCTCCAGCCCGAGTGCGAGGAAGCGCCCGTAGGTTATCGCCTCAAGGTGTGCGGCGATGTAGTCGAGATGCCAGCCGTGGATGTAGGGCTGGGTTGGTTCGAGGATGTGCCAGGCTTCGCGGACGAACCCCATCAGGGTGCGGCAGCGGGCCTTCGATTCATCGATCGTCCCGCCTACCCTCTCCTGCTCCCGCAGGTACGACCGGCGTTGCAACTCCGTCAAGTATGCGCCCGGCGGCGGCAGGTCGGGCAAGCTCCCCTGGTCCTCCGGGGAGAAGCCCGAGCGCTTCGTAGATCTTGCCGACGAGTTCAAGCTGTTCATCGTTCAGCGCCGAAAGGTCGAGGAACTTGTGAACCTCGTGGATTTCCTTCGGCTTGCCGTGGCCGCGATCGAGGATGCGGTCGGCCGCGTACATGCGGTCCATCGGCTTCAGCTTCGGGTTCCGCAGGAAGCGGACGTAGAGGGCGAGTGCCTCGTGCGAGTATTCGCGGGCGGCGGCGCGCAGCTCGGGGTGGACGAGGCCCTTGCCTCGCTGGCCCCTCTTGCGCTTGCCCTTTGGTGGTGCCGCGCCCGGCCCCTTGACCAGCGGCGGCGGCAGCGTGACGGCCGGGTCGGTCCCGGTGTCGAGCGGAGCCTTGGCTCCGGGCTCTATCACGCCGCCGTGTGGGCCAGTCGGGTTAGTCACAATCCTCGACCCTGACTTGGATTGATGCATATGAGGGGTATCTGTGTCAAGTTTCCAGTGTTCGCGAAGTAACTCACCTGACCATGACTTGCTTGGCTTCGGGATGGTCTTGGGGAATACTGGCCCGCAAGATTACGCGCCCACTGGTGGCGGCTCGCCCATAGCCTAAATCGGTAGTATTCGACCGTCTCCCCACCGGATTCTCCCGGTGCGCCGCCGCCCGATCTACTGGCGGATGCTTCACGTGAAACGCTGCGGAGCCGTCTCCACTGCGAATCATGCCGCTGAACTCCCCTTGCTCGGCTTTGCCGGCCTCTCCGGCCTTGCGACCTCGACGTCGAGATCGACGGGCTTGGCCCCCTCCGCCATCCACGCATGGCGCCGGCGGCGGATGCGCACGAGGCTGTCGTCGGTGAGGCTGTAGTGGTCGGCCAGCACATCAAGGGCGAGGCGGAACAGCGTCGCGCCGGCGACCACGGCCGGCTTCCGCTGGCTGTAGCCGGCGACCTCCCGGCCCACGTCTTCCAGGCGCAATTCGTCGAGGAGGACCATGCTGACGACCCTGTAGAGCCTCGGCCCGATAACCTCGACGGCCTTTCGGTGCTTGCCCCTGGCGTTGGCGATGGCCTGCGAGGAGAACATCGACGGGGTCGAGGGACCGAAGCCTGCGTGGCTGGTGTTCCAGTCGGGCGATCCGGTCGAGGGCTCGGCCTTGGCGAGGAAGGCGATGTTGCGGAAGCGCTCGCCGGCCTCGTGCTGGCGGAAGGTGATCTGCTTGTAGATCGCCATGCGGTCGAACGGCGCTTCGGCCAGGCGCTGGAAGCCGGCGTCGGCGGTCTCCAGGCCGTATTGCATCGCCCCGGCCCGGATCGCGCGCTCGGGCGTGGCCCCGTCGAGCGACGAGTTGCGGCGCCGGCGGACCTCGGCGCGGGCCGCCTCGATCCGGCTGACGGAGGCGGCGATGCTCTTCTGGGCCATGCGGCGATCCTTCCTGCGCTGTGAGCGGGGCGGCTTGGTCATGCCGGGGACGGTGCTGGTTGCGCCGCCTCCTCCGCCAGCACGCCGGCTGACTTAAGCTCGGCCTCGGCCGCCTTGATGCGCTTCGCGCTCGTCTCACTCGGCACTGGAGCCTTGCCCATCAGCTCGGCCATAGCCCGCCCGGCCTTGCCCGGGTCTACCTCCGT